ACGATTAACCTCTTGAACTCAATCGAATTAAAAAAGTCTGATTGATAGCGGTAACCTTGACTTGCAAAGATTGAATCTACTATTTGTTTAACGTAGATTGCAGGATACATAGCCTTCTCTAAGGTGTATTCTATTTCTTGATTTGCCGTGCTGCTTCCGTTATCAATAAGTGGGTAAACATATCCCTCGCCTTTTGGATTGCCACTTACATCAAAGTTTGTGTAGGCGCTTCCGTTTTTTCTAATATCGTTTGCCCAACTATTAGAAATCCAAAAGGTAGTCCAAGCGTGGTCGAATTGACTAAGGTCTAAGTCGGTCAATAAAGACTCTCCTAAATCTTGAAATAAATTAGCCAATTTGCCAATGATGATAATCTCGTACTCGATATCTCTATCGTTAATAGGTACTTCGGTAAGTTGCAAGTACCCTCTCATTTGCTCAACTCCGTTGTTGAGAATGATTGCTTCCGCTTTTAAATTAGCGTTAAAGTCTGGAGTGAAGTTGGTTGTGCTTGTATTGATAGTCGCTCGGTTTAGATTGTCAATGTCCGAGAAGATACTTCTATTCTTAGCCGTTGCAGGGATGCGAATCGATAGCGAATAATCCGACTTTCTTTGCTCTGGTTCTTTTATGTCAACAATCGACTTATTCACCGGCATAGGAACATTGTCGTAGAGGTCTACATCAAATGCGCTAACTACCGCACCGCTTACGTTGTACTGATATATCTTTAGTTCTATCATAATGACTGCCTGTAATTATCAAAGGTGTATTGAATGTTAATCACTAATGAAGTAGGTCGAGTTTCGTTTACCACCTTATTGATAGGGTAGTTTGTTTCCAAAATGTTAACAGGATAATAAGTGTCCTTGTCCACTTCTAAAATAACAATAGGGCTAAGTATCAATTCTCTTAAACCTTCCCATTCTGCATCAGTCAACAAGTCGGAGTTTAACTCTATGTTATCCGTAAACTTGGTAAAGTAGTTTGTCTTTAGTCTGTCGGTTTTAGCGTAGTTAAGTTGTTGGAACTTCTTAAACTGCTTCCGTTCAATCTCGACCGATTCCTTGCTAACCTTAGTAAAGTTAAACGAATCAAACCCTCCTAAGTTGTTCAACCAATGTAATCTATAAACTTCGTACTTAGTACAAGTCTGGTCTATGTTTATTCTCTTAGTGAAGAGCGTATCATCTCCGTTATCTTTAAACTTAACCTCATAGTATGCTGCATTTGGGTTGGTCATATAACCACTTGCGTTCATAAATTCTAAGAATTCGAATCCTGTATTAATTGATACCATTCCCGCAACTATTGCAGGATAACTAAACGAATTAGCAAATAAACTTATTCCTTGAGCGTTGAAAACTGCTATGTCAACTATTGCAATCGTTCCGTTAAGGTCAAAGAAGCTAAGCCACATTTGCTGATTAGCCCTTAATGAAGGAGTATAAGTAGTCTGATTTAGGCTTACTTGGTTAGAAGTGCTTAGTAATTTAGCAGGATTAAAGGCTGATTTGCTCCAATCTAAGAAGTCATACACCGCATTAGAACTACTCTTAGGACTTCCACTCGTTCCATAAGCGGTCAAGTTAGGGTAAATTATAGGCACTCCGCTCACGTTATCGTATATCTCCCCGAACCCGAGCCAGAATTTTGCTACTGAATTAGTGTTACGAATGATTCCGTTTGTATTAAACGAACCTAAGTCATAGGTTATATAGTCTTTAACTACGTTCGCCACATCTAAGTTAATCGTTCCCACTCCTACTTGTTTAGGATAAGTCAACCTTGCAACAGGATTAGTCTGTCCGCTTACGTTTACGTCAACCAAAAACTGAAAGTTAGGTTGCGTAGAGTTATTCGAACTCACGTTAAAGACGATTTCATTATAGGCGTTCTGCCAATCGTTCGGACTTGTTATGAAAGTTATTGCCATTGTTTAATATTATTTGCCATCACCGTTACAATCTGTCTACCTAATGCTTGACTTAGTGCTTGTGCGTAGTCGTTTATTACTTGCTCAGATATTGCGTTCTGAATAAATAAAGTCGGCTCGATACCTTTGCGCTTTATAGACACTCCCATAGCGTAAGCCATTTTACTCTTCTCGTCTATCTGGGCTTTTTTGCGTTGGGTCTTAGTCAAGTCCCTTGTTTGTGAGTATCTTGATTGGATTGGAACTCCTACCTTGCTAATCCACTTCATCAAAGACTTTTGAAAAGCAGGACTAACGGTTTCTTTTTTGAAGGAGAATGGAGAATTGTACTTTCTTCTTGTTCCGCTCACTCCTCTATCCACAAACGCAGCGTAGTCGTTTCCATTGATAACTACTAAATAGTTCTTGCCACGTTTTACGGTTGGAACTGCAATGATAGATTGAAGAAGTGTGCTGCTTGCGTTACTTGAATTAGCCTCTATCAAATTAGACTTCATTACCTGACTAATGTTGGTAGCCAACTCATAGAGGCTCTGACCTATTGTAGTGTCAAAGCTAATCTCTTGCAAGCTACTCGCATCCGTTCCTAAGTTCCCAAGTAAAGATTTATAGTCCATCTGCTTCGTCTATTTGAAAGGTAACTAAATTTAAAAACTCAACCACGCCCATCTTAAAAAAGTAATCCCATTTAGTTTTATCTCCCCCTGCTAAATTATTTATTGTTGCAATCCATCCCCACTTTTTGTAGAAAGGTTTAACTTCTCCAACTTGCCCATTAAATAGGTTGGGATAGCCTCCGATAATTTCTCTAAATAATTGCAAAAAAAAACCATTATAGGAGTAGCATCTTTTAACTTCATTTTTAAGAGGTCATTAGCCACTTCTTTATGAATCGAACCATTATACAACCACTCTCCAAAAAACGATTTAACAGGGATGAGGAAAATAGCTAAAATGTTGTGTATCTCATCAGTGGGTTCATCCTTCCCTGCAAAGTGGGCAAGGTCAATAAATTGGTCTGCACGAATTGAACTTAATCTGGTGTTTAGGTAGTACCAATTCCAACCTACTCGATAGAACTTTGATAGCCTTGCTCTTGGTATTGAATTTTCAGCGTCTAATAATTCCTGATAAAGTTCTCCTAAGTCCCTTACCTTTTCGCTTGATGCTTTTGGGTAAACGAACATTAGCCTTTCGAGCCAATCTTCTTTGGGAATTTGGTTTAACTCGATGAACTTTCTTAAGGTTAAATTAAAGTAAGCCTGTTTGATTCGCATAATCTAAAATATAAATCTACCCTCTCATAGTAACATACTTGCCTTTCCTATTCTCGTTTAGCTTCATTAGTGCAAGGTAGCGTAGTGAGTCTATTAAGTGATTGTTAAAGTCGATAGGCTCGTTTATTAACTTGCCCGCCTTGTCTTGCTTCCATTTGTAGGTCTTAAATTCTCTGGTAAGATTTGAGCCAATTAAAACTATCTTAAACCTTCGTAAGATGTCTATTGAGTTTAGTATGGAATCCTTGCCTTTTTGCGTGGGTTTGATGTTCCACCCCATTCGGTAGACCTCCTCGATTGATTTAGGTTCGGCACTATCAGCAAAGAACTCATCCCTATTTGTGGCGAAGTCTTTTAGTCTTGAACTTATGTCTTGGTTTGTTAAACCTCGTTCGTAAAGATGTTCTTTGACAAATAAAGTGTCATCTCTCTTCCAAACCCCTACGACTGCGCTTGGGTCATTCGTAAAACCCCAATCTAATCCGAACCCGATAAACTTTGCCCCTTCTGGGATTACAACTCCTTCACTCCAATTGTTAAAGACTAACCCGACTAACTGCCCTCTTTGACCTAAACCAAATATCTTCCAATACTCTGGGTCTGCACTTGCTAAGTTTTCAATCTCCCTCTTAAGTGAATCGGGTAAGTAAGGATTGTCTTTGTAAGTCGTGATTAATAATGCTGCATCCTCTCTTGGAATTACTTGGTCATAAATCCAATGCTCGAAGTCTGAAGGGTTGTAGTCGATAATTATCTTACCGGTAGTTCTAAGTACCAACTGCCTCCAATCTTCTAATTCCAACTCGTTTCCTTCGTTGCAGAATAGCACGTTCCTCTTCCGACCTCGTATCTTTTGAGCGTCATCGGTACTGAAGAACTCAATTAAGTTGCCATTAAGTGTATAGGTGTTCTCGCTCTTGTTGTGGTATTTCTCCTCGTACAAACCTACCTCTTTAAGTATCTCAAAGAAATCACGCATTGCACTTGTCTTGAGTGCGGGTAAAGTCTTCCTAACTATCGAATAGGTCAAACCTTTATAAGTGGTTGCAGTTCGAATAATCCATTGAAGAGCAGAATAGGTTTTCCCCGTCAAGAACGTGCGCCGCCCTGAAGGACAAGCACACGTTTTGTTTTGCTTTGTTGTTCGATGAATACTAAATTAGGGTTAAATTTTGACATCAGTCCAAATGTTTTTATTGTTTACTATATCTTGAATATGCTTTTCAGAAACTCCATACTTTTTAGCCAAGTCTAAACGCCCATAATTTCTTTTGGCTTTGGCAATGGTTCTTATTTCAAATACATCTTTCTCGGTTAATTTTGATTGAGGATTTTTGCTGCCTTTTAAACCTTGTGCTAAATTATTTTTAAAAGCGTGAATAACATTTTCAGAATGAGTAACCCATTCTAAGTTATTAACACTATTATTTAATTTATTCCCGTCTTTATGATTAACTTCTAATTTTGGGTTTTCATTCAAAATAAAATGACCAGCAACCAACCTATGAACTTTAAACGTAGTTAGCCTTCTACCTTTACACAAAGCAACCCTAAAATATCCGTTATTATCAATAGCGGGTTTTAATACCCTTTCTTTAATATTTAGTTTTCTTTTGCCTTCGTGTGCATTTACAACTCTTGCTAAAGACTTTATTAATCCATAGTTAGATACTTGGTAATAGCCTTCATAACCTTTAATGTCTATATATTTTTCCATACACAAATATAAGGTAAAGTTTTTACTTTAGTGCTATTTTGTTCCACCTTTATTTAATTTCGCCTTTTAGCCAATCTGGCGCATCACTTATCTCAACTTTGGTTTCGGTCTTCTCGGTTAGTCCGTTAAGTCGTTGAGTTATAGACGGATTGTAAATGCCAACCATACCTCCGTTTATTTGGTCTGCCCTACACGCTTTTCTAATTGCGTGACAGATAGTTAAAAAGTCGGTGTATGCACCATTTGTATTTGCAAAATAATGACTTAAATCCCCTATAATTGATTTTTCATATAGCCAATTTTCAAACCCATCTATTGTAAGTGGTTTTTCTTTTGTTCTAAATACCTCTACTCCATCCTTACCTACAAAATCTTGAACCAATGTAGGGTTTGATTTTACATAGTGTTTGTACTCTTCAAATAACTCCATTAGTTTTTCTGGAGATTCTATTTTTTTTGCAGCCATTACTTTAATAACTTTTTATAGATTTCAGTTCTTTTTAGATTCAACTTTTCGATGTTCCAATTGTCTTTTACTTCATTGTAGAGATTAGTCGCAAGTTCGGTTCTTAGTTTCTCATTATTAATAAGTTTCTTCATTGCCTTGTACCAATCCTTCTTTTCTACAAATATACAATTTTTATTATTTAGTCCTATATTTTGATAAACAGGGTTTTGACTTACTATGACTGCCAAACCTTTTGCCCCCATTTCTAACATCTTGAGGTTTGATTTACAAATGTTAAACTCGGTATGCCTTAAAGGAATTAATCCGATGTCCATTGCATCGTAAGCACTTGCATAGGTGTTAGTGTCCATTGCGTTTATTCTTGCGTATTGGTTTACGTCTATCTTCCAATTTGATGTAAATACTTTTTCGTAGTAGTCCCAAGTTGGGTCTTTTTCCACATAACCAGATAAGATTAGTCTGTACTTATCTATTAAGTCTTGGTCGTGTAGTAGTTCATAAAAGGGAGTATCTAACAACTCAACGTCTTGTTTGTGGGTTATCGAACCACTCCAACCTATGTGAACCATATCTGGGGATTTTAACTCCCTTACCTTTTCGTCAACTTTGAATTGA